CTGTACGAAAAAAGTTTAGTGCGCCTGGTGTTGTTCTGACTGGCAATACAAAACCGTCATCTGGAACCATCAGCGGTGGATCAATCTGTTTTTGCGCTGCACGTATTGTTGTCTCAGACATTTTGTTAACCATCTTAACATCTGGCAATGCATTCATAGCTGGTGATCTGCCGTAGGTACTTACACTGTCTTTGTTGAAGCGCGGAACCATAAATGGAAAGTCATCAAAGCCACCTTCAGAAATTAATGCTTTAGAATCAAGATGATAGTAGACAGATGCAATGGGTTTGTTTTTTGCTACCTTACCTTTTGTTTCCCCTCTTGGATATACAACGTGAATGAGATCATGTTCCTTGTGCGGATCATTCTTTAAATCTTTTGCCATTTGTGTTGGTAAACTGTCCTCACCGAATCGCTGCGATGCAGCACGAGCAGTTATTTTAAACTTACGATATACTGTATCTACAGTTCCATTTGCATCTTCTGCTACTGTTACTTCTGCAATGTGTCTCGATGAAAACCGCAACCCTTCCCTGTCACCTTCTACGTAGAAAGCAGCAGTTCCGAACACAACTAGATCATAGTACAGCTCGTGGATTTCTTGCTGAAAGTTAGACCTATTGAACGCTTGATACATTTGATCCATACACAGCTCTAGCCATTCATTAGCCATGTCATCATTTTGCAATGATGGATCACGGTATCTCATCGAGAACCAGGGGGTACTAGGAGAAGTGAGCATACCATGCAAAGAGGACGAAAGAAGTTCTACAGCGTGTACTGCCGTACCGTCATAAATTAACTCAGTTCGCTTATCCCCCTGGGTTCTCTTCTTGGTAATGTCTGCTTTACGAGGCAGCATGTAATCTGCTAATTCTTGCCAATGCTTTTCCCAATTAGATCTTTGCGTCTGCAATGTTTTAAATCTACGATCTAACTGCGCTATTAAGGGATTTACTTGTGCCATTACATCATTCCCATACTATTTATCATTGAGCGTTTCTTTTTCTTTTTATTATCTGTTAGCCCCTCTACAGCGCCACCTTGAGTTCTACCAGCCATCTTTTGCTGTAAACGCTCCAAAGGATCAACTGTCATATCCACACGGCGCTTTGCTGGCTGCGAAGATCTAGCGCCCATTTCACCAGCCATGTTGCGCCGATACATCATGCTATCAAACCACTCATCAGCGATCTGCGCTTACGTGTAGGGGCTTTAGAAAGCAGTCCTTTTGCGCTTGTTGCTATCTGCGATCTACGGCCTTTACGAGCTGTATCAGCAACTTTAGTTTCCGCATCACCTTCAGCAGTCGCTTCTATTGCCGCAGCTTCAGCTTCTCCACTAGCTGCTGTTGTCATACCGACATTACTTTTTTCTTCTGGATCAGGAGCTGTAGCTGTTGTTGCCGTTCCTTTTGGTAGCTTTGGAACCTCTGGCGCTTCAGCAACTTTCTTTGGAGCTGACGGCGCAGCTGGTGCAGCAGGGGCTGGAGAGCTTCTATCTGATGCAGGTCTGCCAAATATATCTTTTCCTAGATTATCCATAGCTGCTTTGGAACGTGCCGCCCTATCATCTAATCGTGCATAGTAATCAACATCTTTAGCTTTGATGCCAAGATCCATCTGAATATCATCTTTGACCTGTTGAAAGCCAGTCTTTGGACTTTTGTAATTACCCCTACCTGCTAAACGAGTACCAGCAGCTTGCTTATTAGCCTCTGCATTTCTTTCTTTATTTGTTTTAGGTGCTGCTGCACCGCCACCGCATAAACCACCCATTATACCAACTCCTTTTCCATAACCATACCAATAGGATTATAACCAAGGCGCTGCAATAACTTTGCGCCTCTTTCACTTTTTATGCCAGAAGTAGAACCTGTTGTAACACTCACTGCACCGACACCTTTTGCCCATTCTTCAAACATTTTCATCAGGCGAACACCAACCATGCCGCCCCTATACTTTGGTATAACATACCAGATATAATCAGCCGCGACTAGTGTATTTGAATATGGGTAGTAATAAACCATACCAACAAGACACCCAACAAGGTTATTTCCATCCCAGGCCGTGAAAATATCGCTGTCATCATTATCAATACGTTCTTCAATCCATTCATGCATTTGATCAAAATTAAAGTTAGCAAATCTCTGATAGCTTTCAGCATGAAACATTTTGCAAACTTCCGTTACTTCAGCCGCATGAATAAACTTAGCAATCTTATAATCAAGCTGCGAATGGGTCATAATCAGAAACCGCTTGCATTTGTGGAGCTTTAGTCAAAGGCCCACTTTCTCTTAAACCTACTGCAAAATATCTAAAAGCATCAGCCGCATGGGATGACCAGTCATGTACAGGGTTTGCACGGAAGGTACGAGTACGATCATTGTAAGATCTGTGATACTGGCGCAAACACTCCAAACCCTGCTTACACTTCTCACGATCAAACCACAGCCTGGGTATTAACATCTGCGCCGCATGTATGCCATCCTCAACAGGAAGCTTGGGAACAACGCGAAAATTCAATCCCAGATCCCAGGCTACTTCTCTACGGCTCTTACCACTACCCAGCTCACGCACCTCTATATCGTGTGGCGCATTATGCGTACCATACAAATAATTCTTAGAGTTAAGGATCTGACAGTAGTGGGGTAGCCCCTGGTTTCTATTTTCATAGAAGTCTATCACATGCACAGCTCTGCCAACCGTCTGCGTATACCAAATGCTGGTACTATCACCAATACCTAAATCCCACCACGTATCTACACGCACAGAAGGATCATACGGCACATTTGTAACCCTGCCACTTGTTGTGGCATCCTCCAGCTCCTTGCCGTAAATAGCACCTGGTACATTTGCATTCCAAGAACACTCAAACTCCTGTTGATACTGATCATGGGTCATCATTAGCTTTGCAGCATCTAATTCATCCTGATCCAACAAACCAGTCTCACTAGCCTTATACACCGCACTCAACCAATCTTCATCAGATGAAGCCTGTTCATAATAATCATAAAAAGCATTATGACCTTTTGGCGTACCCACAAAGATACAAAACCCCTTACGATCAGATAATGCTGGCCTCAATACCTCTGGAAATACATTCTCAGGCATGTCAGCAACCTCATCCATGACACATCCATCCAAATATATACCACGTAAACTATCAGGGTTTTCTGCACCGAGTAAGCTAATCCTAGCACCAGTCGGTAAATCACACCGCAATTCAGTTTCGTGAAACTTCACATTCGGAATACTACCAGCAAAATGTTTTATATAATCCCAAGCTACATTCTTAGCCTGACGATAAGTAGGGGCCATATAAGCATACCTGGGGTTCGTCTTTCCCGACAATAAAGCATCCCTCAATATATGATTAATAGCCCAAACAGTCTTTCCAAACCTTCGATGACATACAACAACTCCCCACCGCTTCTCTTGCATCTCGTTATGCAACTTCATCTGCAACGGCCTCGGGTCATATGGTATCTCAATGTGCGTCAATGCTGTACTACCTCCTCCTGATCTTCGTATATCAGTATGCCATGCGACTCTAGGATAGCCTCGTAGACGTCCAAAAGCAATACAGCGCATTCTAGCTGCTCGGATGCACTATCGCTATCTGTGATGCCTCTCCGTAACTCTGCGATGTGACTAATCGCTGCTAGTTGGGGAGGAGAGAGGGGCTGTGTCACACCCCCTGCTCCGCAGGTATTATATGTAGTAAGGAGCGGCGGCCTGATCTGGGGAGGGTGGGGGGTCGATATTCGGCAAAAAGTGACTGCAAATCTGCAAATGTGCTGCTAGCCCTGCAATAATTAACATAATCTATATTATGCGTAAACAATCTGCCCCTCGTGCGCGTAGCTAGGCCACGCAGGATGTTTACTAGTACGCTAATGCACAACCTGCTCGTCATCATCATTCGCACTGATAGCGGTGTCACCCCCTGCCCATGATATGGTGAATGTCTGGGCTTGTGGTGCGTCCTCTTTCTTGTCTCTTATTCCGAATGGTTGGTTTCTTGCTGTTGTCCATTTAAGCGTGTCTATTTCTAAACGGCGTCTTTGTACTTCAGCATTGAGCAACCTTGGGTCACCGTCATTCGGTAACGGTTCCATTGCTAAACCATTTATTCTATCTGCGTAATATTCCGCTTGCAGTATGCGCCCTTTTCGGTACAGTTCCCAAAGTTCTTCACTTGCCGCTACTGCTCGAGTAACTGACCGATAGCTAGGAAATGATTTGTCTTTAGATATATCAACGAGGGTTTCACCTTGCGCTAGTCTATCAACAATCTTTTCCATTACTTTAGTTGTTACCGTTTTATTCATTCGTAACCTTTAAAAAATGCCCCCATTTAAGGGGGCCAGTTAAGACGGATTACTTTGAGCAGTAATCGGGGCCGAGGTCTGACCCTAAACCCATAGTAAACCATAACAATTTATAACACAATATAACTTTTTAAAAATACCTATTGACACGATATGTCAAATATGCAGAATGGGGTTATAACAAAAAACGAGGTCAACAAAGTGAAAAAAGAAATAACCAATATGTTTAAAAATCTTGTTATGTTTTTAGCATTGATTTTCGTAATCACAATTACAACAGCGATTGTAATTTCAATAGCCCAAATATGGTTTGATCCGATTGCCTTAATCGTAATAGTGCCGTTTGTTTTATTAACTTTAATCTCTGTTTTTTTCAGTAATAATTAATAACGAGGTCACAATGATTAGACTAGCACTACCCGAGGACAGCAAGCTTGATCCTAAATATGGCAACCGTCCACATTGCGGAATAACAGCTTGTGCGATTGTTTCTGGTAAATCTCACAGACACGTAAAAAACATTGTCCAACTTTGCGGCAAGTATAGCAAAGGTTGGAAAGGTGCAATGCACACAGGCACGTTTTACACAACGCTTAACGAGCTTGGTGTTCAGTACGAAAGAAAGAAACAATGGACAACAAGTATTAAAAGATTTGTTGAAGAATTTTCTAGTCAACAACCTACAAAAACCTTT